GCGGGCGCGGGGGCCAGTGCGGCCGAGCAGGTGGCAAACAGCCTTAGCGGCGGGTACGGAACGGACTGGGCCAAGAGCGCGGCACAGCAGGCGGCGGCCGGGGAGACGGGCCAGACCGCCAACGTGTACGCCCAGGCACGGGCGGATGCGCTGAGCCAGTGGCAGCAGGAACTGGCCGGGCAGGGCACCCAGCTGAATAACCTGCTGAACCAGGACCAGCTTGCGCGCAGCGAGTACGACGGCAGCGTGCAGAACGCGGCGGACTGGCGGAATTACCGGTACGGCCGCACCCAGCAGGCCCGGCAGGAGAACAGCGACTTTTTGAACAACGTGTGGAACGTGATCAAGAATGTAGGCAGCGATGTGGGCAAGGCCTATGATGCCTACATGGGTTACAGCCAGCAGAAGGCAAATGCCATTACACAGGCGAAGGAAGAGTACCGGAACGGCAACGTGGACGGCGCAAAAGCAATCCTGCGAATGTACCGAATGGACGAAAACATGTTTGACAACCTGCAGGGCGTGAGTGACCTGACGGTGCAGCAGAATGCGGCACTGCTTGAGGGATTCAACATGCTGCAGCAGGGTGCGCCGGAGGAGATGATCACACAGTATCTGCAGCCTTACGGGCTGAGCTACGATGTGCTCAAGAACTGGTCCGGCCTGTCGCAGACGGACAAGGACAATCTGGATTACCTGATCAAGGCGGGCGACATTACGGCATCGGGCAACGACAAACTGGGGCAGACCATTGCGAAGGCGGTGGGGTATGGAACGGACAGCATGGACGACTACAGCACCATTGCAAACCGGGTGAACCAGAGCAACCTGAACTATCTGGGCGGACAGCTGGCACTGCAGAACCGGTACAAGACCACCGGCAGAAGCGGCGGAACGGGCCGAAGCACCGGAAGCGGAAACAGCGGACTGAACTACTCCGGCAGCAACGTGACCAGCCTGCTGAAAAAACTGGCGGGAATGAAAACGAGCAACCCGATGTACAGCGTGATCGTGAACGAGCTGAAGCGGGCAGGCGTGGACGTGAACAGCACACTGGAAACAGGCAGCGGCAGCGGGACGGCGGCCCAGAGCGGGAACACCGGAAGCAAGCTGGCGGGCGTATTGCAGCGCCCGGCGGTGTTTGGTACGGTGAAGCCGGTGGACGGAACCAACGGAAACAGCTTTGACACAGCACTCACCAAGGCGCAGAGTATGACGAACCAGGGAAAGAGCGCGGACGAAATTTCGGAATACCTGATCCGGCTGGGGTTCGGCGATGATGTGATCAGCCGGGTGTCCAACGTGATGGGATGGTAAAAAGGAGAAGAAAATGGGCTGGAGCGTAGACGAGGTGCGCAGAAAGCGCGAAGCACTGGAAAAAGAGGATGCAAGCAAAAAGGCCGCTGCGGCAGCAAAGGCCAGCACGAACACAAAGGCGGCCAGCACCGCAAAGAGCGGCGGGAGCACGGGCGTGACGGCGGGTGCTCCGCTGGCAACGGGGTTGAGCACGGTGAAGGCCGGAACGAGCGCAAAGACGACCGGCACGGCAGGCAGCAAAAAGACCACCACCACGGCAACGCCGAGCCTTGGCACGCGGGTGCTGGCACAGATGGACGGCACCAAGACTGCGGCGGCCACGGCCAAGACGGGGAAAAAGCTGCAGACGGTGCAGCGGCAGAACCAGCCGGAGTGGCTGCAGACAGAAAGCGGAACCCCGGCGGCGGTGGTGCGGGGCGCAAATGAGAGCCAGAAGGCCGCACAGCGGCGGCGCAGCGGCAGCGATGGCGTGCTGGCGCAGGGGGCGCAGGCCATCAAAGACCACACGGCGAAGGCGGAGGACGAGGACAAATTCAGCGACTTTACACGGCTGAACCGGTGGATGGATGCAGACCCGAAGCACCGGACGCTGGTGAGCCTGATCCGGATGGGAAAGAGCGGCGTGGAGGATGCTGCTGCACTGGGCAGCAGCACCGGCGACAATGCCGTGAAGGCCCAGAAGCCGTATACCGACGCGGAGCTGATCGCCAAGGGGTACAGCCAGTGGCAGATCGACGAGGCGCGGCAGTACATTGCCGAGTACGACGAACTGCCTGCTGCGGAAAAGGCCGTGCGGCGCTCGGCGGACACCGTGAAGGGCATTGGCGGGACGGTGGCTGCGGCCGTGCCGCTGGCAGGAGAAAACCTCGGAACGGCGATCTGGAATACATGGAGCACGAACGCCAATGAACGTGCGCTGGACAAGAGCCTTGCAGGAGATGAACGGGCAAAGCAGCTGAAGGATATGATCACGGCGGTGGACATGGACTATAAGCCGCAGTACACGGACGAGAAGCTGCGGGTCATGGGGTACAGCCAGAGCGAGATCAACGGCATGCGGCAGAAGGTAGCTGGGACCGTGACGAACGAGAGCGTTGACAAGGACGAGAGCGTGGGCTACCAGCTGTACGATTACGGCAGAAAGCGCACCGAACGCGCGACAGCGGGCATGAACGAGACCGCAAAGACGGCAATGGGAATTGCGACCAGTGCGGCGGAGAACCTTGCGGTGGCGAGCATCAGCCCGGCGCTGGTGCTGCCGGTGCTGAGCGCCCAGGGCGGCGCGGAAGCTATGGGCCAGAGCATTGACAAGGGCGAGAGTGCGGGCAAGACGCTGGTGGGCGGCCTTGCAAAGTTCGGTGCGGGGTGGGCCATCAACAGCGTGGGCGCGGCAGACCTTGCCCGGACCATGGGCAGCGACTATGCCAAGGACACGCTGGCGGGGAAGCTGGCAGACGTGGTGCGCAGCGTGGCAGACAACAGCGTACTGGCGCAGCAGTACCCGACGGTGGCGAATGCGGTGTCCGGCGGCATCGACAACGCCATGCAGGCCTTTGTGGAGACCTATGCGGACAAGGCCATTGACGCGGCCCTGGGCGACGCGCAGGCGGCCGAGGAGATGTTCAGCCGAGACACCTTTTTGACGGCGCTGGAGAGCGGCCTGACGGGCGGCGCATCCGGCGCGCTGGGCGGTGCCGTGGGCACGCAGCTGGGCAGGATGAGCGCGGCGCTGGAGGCGGAAGGACAGACCGGACAGCGGAACGAACCCTCTCCGTCAGCGCAGGGCGCTGACAGCTCTCCCG